GTCGGCTTTAAATATTTGAGTAGCATCCCTAAAAATGCCTAAATACCCATGAACCACATCACCTGCTGTACCCCCATTAGTTCCAAATGTTATCAACACTTTGTTTGATGCAGACGTTGGTGTAATTGAAACAGTCATAAAGGTTACATAAGAAGTTGATGTAGTCGAAAATGAATCTGTTTTAACAGTCTGCACCACCTGCAACACAGACCCAGCGGGTAACTGCGCTCTGGTAGGCACCCCGCTTGCCAGCATTCCTGATTGAACTTGTGTTAATGCCATAATTTACTCATAAAGAATGTTAATAGTGCCAGCGTCGAAGGTAGGTGTGCCCGTAGTTGTTGTCATACGCAGTTGAGTAAGCGCGCCACTAAGAACAACATGACCGCCAATTAACCTTGTATATGCTTGCGCTGTAGGAGCGCATACGCCGGACATACACCAAGTGTTTGTTGAAGAATCTAACAATGCAATTGTAATTAAACCAGAATAAAGAAGGGCGGCAGTATCGTTATATATTTCAAACCCTGTTGACATATTTGTATGTGCGGGAGTGCCCCCAACATATCCTTGTGCTCCTAAATATCCAGTAGCCTGAATGCCTACAGAAGTTCCAAGTCTAAATGTTATTGGTACAGTGCCCGTTGTACTTACGCCCGCAAGCATTAGCGTAATTCGTTTTGCATACGACGGTATGCCTGTAAAATCAATAGACGTACCTGACGTAGATGCAACCGCCGTGCCCGACGTAATCAGCGTACCGCCTGTATTAGCGTTACTACCTACCGCTGCAAGATTAACTGCGCGTGTCATCTGTTACTCCCACATTATGTTAATAGAGCCAGCGTCAAAGGTATCTGTGCCGTTGACTGTGGTGATGCGGACTCGGTCTAGTGTTGCGGATAGTGATTTAGAACCACCACCAAATCCAGTCAACCCGGTTAACGAAGTGCCACTTCCTAAAGTATGCGAAGAAACCCATGTGTTTGAAGTTATGTTATCAATCATCATTTTTCCTGAAAACGCATACGCTGCTGTATCACTAAAAATTACATACCCTGCGGTTGAATTAATACCGTTGCTTCCTACTGTGGCTATGATAAAAGCAGAAGACGTATAACCAGTATTTTCGATACCACCCGAATCACCTATTTGAACTAACCAACTTGATGTCCCACTTACACTCACCCCACTAAACATTACCGTAATCCGCTTTACCCAACTAGGTATACCTGTAAAATCAATCGAAGTGCCGGACGTAGACGCAACAGCAGTACCAGACACTAGTGGGTATAACGTCCCCTCCACAATAGAAAAGCTTGTGCCTGTAAACGTCGTACCAGCAACTCCGCCTGTGAATGTGCCGCCGCCTTGTGGGATTGCATTAGCGATAGACGTTAAGGTATAGACTTCAATGACTACGATGTCGCCAGCCGTGCAAGCGTTTGCAAGAACCACCGTCGTTCCGTTCGTTGCTGTGTAGTCAGCAGGGGCAAGCTGGGAGCCGTTACGGATGACGTTAATGAAGCCCACCGTGTAGGAGCCTGACGGTGTGAACGTGGTCTGGCTGGCAGTTGCGGTGAACGAAGTCGATGAGAAATACGCTGTGTTGCCCGGTGACGCTACGCCAATGACAGGCAGTCCTAAATACAGCACCGAGATGTTGTTCGTGCCCGATGGTGGAGCGCCCGTGAATGTCAGGGTGGTGCTGATGACGGAATACGTATTGGGGTTCTGAACTACACCTGATACCGCAACAATGATTGAGCTTGTGCTGGCTGGCGCATACGTCAGTGTAAAAGCCGTAGTTGATCCGTCACCGCTGAACTGATCAAACGGAAAAGCTGCTGTGGTTGGGACGTTGCCGATATAACTCATTTGGGAAATTCCTCTTTGACTGCGGCAATTGCAGTCTTCCATGCGTCATAGCCACCGTGATACAGCAAGTCAAACTGGTCAGCAAACGATGGATATTCGGCTGCTCGTTGGTACTTATACGCATTAGGATTTACCCAAGCATTGACTGCGGCTAAGTCAATCTCAACCTTGTTACCTTGTGCATCAAAAGCACCAGCGGTATCATCAACGGTTACAACTTGCGGATAGATAGCATAAATAGCAGTGTGATTCATCCTGCAATCTCCATCAGAGTAATACTTGATACTGTTCTTGTTATATCGGTACTATCTGTATCGGTCTTACCAAAGTTAATGAACTGAGTTTCAACGCCGTTATTAACTACTTGGACTTTATATGTAACCGATGATATTGACGCTGGGCTATCAAGAAATGTGCCATTAACAGAAAATTGCATTATTAAGTCACCGGACGCATCCCCAGTATATCCAGTGCCAGAAAAACTTGACCTTCTACGGCTACCAGCTGACCCCGCTTGATTTATTGCGGTTCCATCTCTAAGCAAAATCATACCGCCACCATGAGCATTCTGCGAATTGATGGATATGTTAGTTAGGACAAGAATTTTGTTACTTGTGGATGATGGGGTAATGGATACAGAAAGCCCAGTAATATCAATGTAGCTAGTGCTTTGAGTCGAGAAAGTATCTGTCTTTACTACTTGGACTACCTGCAACACAGACCCAGCAGGTAACTGCGCCCTCGTCGGGACGCCGCTATCTAGTGCCACACTTGGTATCTTGTCGATTGCCATTTAAATCCCCAGTGCTGCTTTAATCTCGTTAGGCGTGGTTGCAGCATTGATGTTTATTTGTATTTCGTCGTACTTGTCACGGATAGCTTGACGGGCTATCTCAGCACCCTCGGCTTGACCCGGTATCTGCTTGGCAATAGCGTCGTCGTAAGGCTTAAATTCTTCAACACGAGCAGCTCTACGCATATTGTGACCAATGGCTTTGGCCTTTGTTACGTCAATTACGATGCCCATGACCAAGCCCCTCTAAATGTACGATCTGAAGGAATATCCGCTACGTCTACGATCTCGTAAGACTTACCTGCTGGCACGTCTTTAGCAGCAATTTCTTCAATGGTTAAGCCACACTCAGCGGCTGGAACTATGACTGCGACACCGCCGTCATCTGTTGGGTAAATTATGCGTGAGTTCATTGGTTGTCCTTGGTTAGCGGAAGACGGAAACAATAACGTATTCTTCATCTCTACCAGATCCTGTAGTTTCTCTTGTAGATACTCTAAAAGCGGAAGTGGTTGGAGCTACGTTTGCGTTACTGACGGTACTGTTAAACATGGATACGAACTGCACACTAAAAGAGCTATTTGTTGTGCAATTTCCAACAGCGGAATAATTTGCATCAGGCAGTGCCGTAGTAAAGTTCACCGTATAGTCACCCGTACCGTTATCCGTAATACTTGACACATTACCACTAGCACGAATAGCAACTGTACTTGTTCCGTTAAAGTTGACCCATGCTCTAGCTGCAAACAATGGTGCTGACCCACTAGGCTCTGCAAACGAAGCCGTACCAAATGTCTGCGCCCCTGAAAACGTCTTATTTGATAGCGTTTGAGTAGCGTCAGTTCCGACTGCTGTAGTCGTTGCATCAGGCAGCGTTAAGGTGCGATTAGAAGCCGTACTAGGCTCCTGTAAAAGTACGCTACCACCACCAGATGAATTTAGTTTCAGGCTCATATTAAACCTTTGGATACTTAACTTTTACTGCATCAATGGCTGCTTTCCATGCGTCATAGCCACCGTGATACAGCAAGTCAAACTGGTCAGCGAATGATGGATATTCTGCTGCTCGTTGATACTTATACGCATTAGGATCTACCCAAGCATTGACTGCTGCTAAGTCAATCTCAACCTTGTTACCTTGTGCATCAAAAGCTCCTGCGCCATCATCAATCGTTACTACGTTAGGGTATAGAGCGCGAATAGCTTTGTGGTTCATCCTGCTATCTCCATGACTGTGATTGAAGATGGTGTTCTTCCATCGTAAGCAAGTAAATCAGTATCTCTGGCGGAACGATTAAGATAAATAGCTGTAGCGCTAGCACTTACAACTTGTATGGTGTATGAAATTGCTGAAGTGGTTGCCGGACTATCTAAAAATGTTCCACCAAAATAAAATTGTTGCTGAGTCGCTGTATTAATAACACTTGTCGCACTTCTTCGATTACCAGCAGTATCGGCTTTAAATATTTGAGTGGCATCCCTAAAAATGCCTAAATATCCGTGAACCACATCACCTGCTGTACCCCCATTAGTTCCAAATGTTATCAACACTTTGCTTGATGCAGATGTTGGTGTAATTGAAACAGTCATAAAGGTTACATATGAAGTTGATGTAGTCGAAAATGAATCTGTTTTAACAGTCTGCACTACCTGCAACACAGCACCAGCACCAAAGTTACTTCTAGCTGCACCAGACGCTAAATCATCAGCAGTAACCGTAGCGTTAGGCAGACCACCAGCCGCTAGTCCTGTAATCGTCCCATCTCCGCTTAATGTCATTGGCATCTTATTGCCTCATCCAATTATCTGATCCAGCGTTTACATTTGACCAAGTATTTGACCCGACAGGAACCTCTGTCCATGTGTCACTACTTGTTCCTACATTCGTCCATGTGTTGCTACCTGCTGATTGCTCAGTCCAGTTATTTGCCTCAGGAGTTAGATCCGACCACTCCTCACCAATAATGCCGCCATTTGCACCCATTATTGCCAGAGCATTAACATAAGCAACACCAGCAAATATACCGCTAGCACTACAAGCTACTGTTGCCAGAGCGTTAATACTTGCATCGGCCTGATAAACAAAACCACCGTTAGCGCTAACCGTTGCTGTTCCGTTAATAGAGCCAGCAGCAAATCTAACTCTTAACCCTGTGGCTGTAACCGTTGCTGTACCACTTACCGCAGCATTACCAAATTGTACTCTTGTTGCATTAGCACTAACAGTAGCAGTTGCATCTACACTTGCAGCACCGAATAACGTCGATCCACCTAATGACGAAAACGGAGACTGAGCAAAGGTGCTAATCCCAAACATTTAGACAATAGTCCACGTTGCACCAGAAGGCACAGTGACCGTTACCCCACTACCAATAGCCGTGTTCTTGCCACTAATGCCCTCGTAGCCGCTTGGGAACGTCATCGTTGTACTAACTGTCTGATTGCTTAGGAAGATACCGTTAGAAGCCGCGAAATGCAGCTCATAAGCCATGTCTAATTCATCGCCATAAACAGCCTTAGAAGCAGGATACGTTACGAATACGTCCTTGCTGTTAGCCGCAAAGTTAATTGCAGCCGTAGTGCCTAAGCTATTTGAGAGGATCGTAGTACGGGATAGCGTAGTACCTGAAGACGTATACGTCCCAATGCCCACTTCGTAAGTGCCAGCAATAGAATCAACAACTGCGTAATAAGTAGTGTTGCCATCGCCAATATCTGCAAATGACCGAAAGCCAGCAGAAGCGCCAGCTAACGTTAATGTACCTGTACCGGATGTTGTACTGGTCTCTTTAATCCTATCTTTGACGACCAGAGGCATTTTCTACCCCTTATGCCAAAGTGACACTCAAGCTACTAATAGCAATCTTAAAAATATCGCCGCTGTCAATCGTCTTAGAAGCATCCAATGGTGTGTGATACAGCAGGTTACCAGCGGTAGAGGCATCACGGATACCCACATGAGTCACGGTTCCCCATGATGCTGTACATTGCGGGAACTCAATCGCAGCACTGTTTGTACTAGCTCCGTTACTTGGTGCGCCAAAAGTAATAGACTGACGAGCATAAGAGCCACCAGTGACTTCTGTACCAGTATCAGCATCTGTAGGATCTGTTGTGTAAAGCGCAAGATATACAGTTGTCGGAGTTGTGTATGCAGTATTACGCAACGTAACATTAATTAAAGCATTCTCAAGATAGTTCGACATTTCTGCCATGATTTACCTCACGTTATAAGACATTGCCATTGGTTGACCGCTGTACTCACTAGATTGGTCAGCAGCAGAAATAGACGCTATAGAACGGTCATACAACGATGCCCAGACCTGCAACCTAGCGTCATTCATTAAGTACGGTTCAGCCTCACCTAAAGCCGCATACAGCAGCGCATCTGGGCAATTAGCCAAGAATACGTTGCTTGTGTTTGCGTCGCTTAGGAGCGTAGGCTTTGCGTAATACAGCATTTGAGCCGTATAAACAGAATCAGGAATAGGAGACAATTGAAGCTCCGAAGCCAGCACCGTGTAGGTTCTAGGAAGACCAGCCTCACTAGACCTAGTATTAGAATAGAAAGCGTTAGGAGCCTCATAGGACAAAGATCCGATAGGAACTGTGTTCAGATGAATATCCCGCATCTCTAGGAAGTCTGAAGGAAAGCCAACCGTAGAATCGCCAGCCGTAGTGTCAGCCGTAGCCACTACCAACATCTGACGGATTCTCAAGTCTCGACGAAGACGCTCCTCAGCCAAACGGATAAAGTCAGGGATAACTGAGGTAAGGTCACTACGAGCTAAGTAGTTTGCTATCGTAGTCTTTAGGTCACTGTAGCTCGTAAATGCCATGTCTATTTCCCTTTATTGTGCGCCTCTATAGCGCCTTCCTCTACATCATCCCATCGATACTCATACGTACCAATGTGACCGATATGCTTTGACAGGCTGTGGTCTACGTAAGTCTGTATGCCAGCATCTAGCGCCTTGATACAGAAATGTACGTCCTCACCAATGATGCCCTTAGATCCCCAACCCACATCAAACCAAGGCTTAGGAACCTTCTCAAACACTTCCCTGCGAATCATAACCACACCAAAACCAACCGCTGTAACAGGCTCTATGCCTTCCTTACCAATCGAATCTATTTTATGCCAAGCGTGATGAATAATCTTACCCTCATCATTCTTTTCAACGTGCAGATTCAATGCAGTCGGTAGTGTCGGCTTACGTCTTGTTACTGCATTAACCCCGACAATCGGCACATCACGGCTTAACAAAATATCAATAGTGTCAGACGGAAACCGCATATCGGAGTCAATAAACAGAACCGCATCGCATCCTTCAGCAAGAGCAGCATCTACTAGCTTCTCTCTCTGATCAAATATCAGCGTTCCTGCCATCGTATAGAGCTTTAGCCCGTTGCCCTCTTTAGAGCATCTATGTCTTGAATCTCTGCCAACCATCTTGGCAAAGTCAAAAGCAAATGAGGTATGAACCTCGTCCCTAGCTGGTACGCAAGCACCTACGATCATACTGTCCCCCTATAGACTTTCCATTGTGCATTATCGGAACTATTAAGCCAACTCGCAAAAGCAACGTCATCTATTATCGTAAAGCCCCTCATTATTCCCTTCTTGTTCAAGTCATCAATGACCGTAAAAGGAATACTGGCTATGTGGTGCATTTCATTAAGACTTCCAGCTCTTTGCTTGTCTGCCTCCAGAATCTGCTTGTTACGATCAAGTATGTCCGTAACGTCCTGTTTAGTTTCGATGATAAGACCGCCATCACCGTCCGAATGTACAACCTGTTGTCTATAGTCCATAAGTCCTCATAAAAAAGCCCCCAACCATAAGGTCAGGGGCTAGTTCTTTACAGCGCCATATTCAAGTCAGCAACGATACCGTGTGCGGCTTCGTTCTTAACTTCCAGCGTAACTTCAACCAGAACCTGAGTCTTATCAGCATCACCAGCTTTTGCAAGCTCGTTAGTCTGGAAAGGACGCAGATAGGCCAGAGCAGCGTACTCAGGATCAAGGATCAGAGCATCACGACTACGCATGAAACGGTTAGGAACAACACTCATTGAACCGAAGTCCGACAGGTAAACGTCAGCAGCACCAACGATAGTTGCTTGAGCGCCACCACCACCAGCATTGACGTTGTAACGATAAGCAGACAGACCTGTGAAGCTAGATACTTTCTGTTTACCAGTAGCACCAACCATCAGAATCTTAGGTACGCCACCCGAAGCAAAGACTTCAGCCACAACTTCTTTCAGCAGGGCTTCGGTAAAGGTGCGGGTATTACCGTCTGTACGAGTCGATGTGCCGATAGTTGTAGGATCGCTACCGTTGGTCTGAACCGACGAGTTAGTCTTGATCCACGACAGCAACGAACCCATCTTACGAGCAGTAGAGTTAGTTGTACCAGCCGAACGACCTTGGTTAGCAAGGAGGATGGTTTCCAGATCTCGCTTCAGCTCTTGTGAAGCCTTAGCCAACTGGTAAGCCTTTTCGGACTTACGACCAGCCTTGTTCACTGCATCCAGAGTGCCAGAGACTTTGATAGTCTTTTGCAGAATCTGGGTGTAGTTACCAAGACGAACGGTAGGTGACAGAGTTGCATCCGAAGCATCAGCACCCTCAACCGCAGCGTTATTGGTAGTAGCTGCTGAAAGGCTGTCTGTCTGCCACTCGTGGAAAACAGCAGTAGCTTTGGTCTTGCCAATGGAACTCATGAATGGAGTCTCAGTAGGCGAGATGTCATAGATTACGTCGGTCAAATCTTCACGCTGACCGATTGCGTCATAAGCATTATAAATTGCCATGATTCAATTCCTTATAAAAATCGTTCAAATACACTAGCTGCATCACGAATACTCCCGCTAGACTTAGCTCGTGCCTTTAGTTTCCTTGTTTCCTCAGTATTACTATCTCTTGGCTTAGATACACCCGGCTTAATAGCCTTGGGAGCCTCTGAAACCTTCTTAGTAATGCCCGGCTTTGCAGACTGTAACTTGTCGTACTGCATCGCCTTGTATAACGTCAGAACGGCTCGTGAATCAAACACGTTAGCCAGCTCATCATCAGAGAATCCTACCTGCTTACCGTATGTGCGAATGTCCTTACGGATTACTTCGCCCTTAGACGGATCAGCAAACTCAGGTAACACAGCAACTAGCTTCTCAGACTCAGCCGATACCATCTGCTTCATCTGTTGCTGCCTGTCATATTCTTGCTGCTGAAAGAGATTCTCTCTCTGCGCCCGAACCTGTGCTAACTGCTTTTCCTTCTGAGACATCTCAGCGACCTTAACAGCATAGCCGATAGGATCAGTCTCTTTCAGGTAATCCAAATCCTCTGCTTCTTGCGGCTGGTTCAACATCTGCTCGATGATCCCCAACTGCTGCGCGTATTGGTCGCGCAATGCCTTTGCTTCTTGAACTGCATGGCGTTCGGCCTCGACTACCTTGCGTTCTTCAGCTACGGCTTGCGATTTCTTGGTGTAATCCGTGCCAAGTTGATAAGACTTGATAAGCTCATCAAGGGTTACCTCCCGTTCTTCGCCAGCGGCTTTGACACGGAATGTCTGAGGTTCCTCTTGCTCGTCTTCGCTATCCTCTTGTTCTACCTCAGACTCATCGTAAGACTCGTCTGATTCGGCTTCGCTTTCGTTAGCTTCTGAAACTGGTTTTGGTTGTTCCTGTTCGGAGCCATCTTCCTGATTCATCATGCTCAAGAAAGCGTTAGCTGCACCTTCTACCGTTAACTCGCCACTTCCTTCCGGAGTCGTGTTTGGAGTATCGCTCATTGTGTTGTTTCCTAAATTATATCGGGAACCGCCCGACTCGGGTTACAAAATCTTAAGCCGTTTCTCGTCAATCATCTTCTGAGCAGCCATGCTTTCTAGATGAGTCTCAATTGATTCCAGCACCCTAATCCGTGAATAGGCTTGCTCACGAAGCTCTAACTCACCATAGGTGCTGTTTATAATTTTGTTAAGCTCGTTGCCCCTGAGATCTTCAAACACCTCTTGGAATGTCTCGTCATTAAGCAAGTTAAGCGCCCACTGTGCCTTATCCATTAGAACTCTCGGTTATAAAAGACATTCAACATATTACCCATTTGCGGCTGTCTTTCATATCTGACACCATAACTTGATGGCCCGGTCTGATACAAAGCATCTAGCCCAGTTAATCCAACCTTTGACTCGTTTACTCTGCCTTCTGGCGTATTACCGCTAACCTTATATCCACTGCCAAGTAACCCAAGGCTCAAAGCATCATTATTTATAGGAAATTGATAACCAATTCTTCCGCCGCCATAAACTGAATTAATACCCTGAGATATTTCGTTTTCTACATTGCCAGATATTTGCAGCCTATTTAATAGATCCTGAAAAAATGACGGAGAAGGGTTTGAGTTAAGAAGCCCGGGAAGATTGTAGTAATTTTCATCCATATCAACCCCCGGTTAAACTGCCTAGTTCTTTAATCGCCTTTAGGACAATCTCAGCCTGACGGTTACGGCTATCCTCGTCTGCCAAGTCCATTGCCAATACCGCTTGCAATTGCTGAACTGCTAACTGCGCTTCTTTAATG